TTACGACTGGAGCCATGTTCTTTGCCCCGCTCGGTCTGCGGTTGCGTGTCCATTTCTTCGTATTCGGCCAGCTCTACCCGCAGGCGGGTGTTCTCTTCACGCAGCTCTGCCAGCAAAGCCTCCGCCGCTTCTGCGCGCATCAGCGCATTGGCGCAGGCGCTACAGTCTTTCATGATACGTCCCTTTCATAAGTGTCTCCGCACTTCGTGCAGGTATATTGTTGGATGGGGCCGGTGTAAGGCTCGCGCTCGTAGGCGTGGACGCAGACACGCTGCGGGGGCGGCTGCTCAGTCACGTTGCAGCCCCCTTCTTAATAATCACACCGGCGACTGTAAGCCCTATGATCAGGGCAAACGATGCGCGATACTCCCCCTTGAAAAACAGGTGGCTGCACATTGTCAGCACAGCCAGATCGTAGAGGCTGTACCGCTCCCTCATGATTGCGGTGATCACTTCGGCATCCTTTCTGCAATGCGCGCCCTGTTTAGGGCAAGCGCCTCTGGGGTCGGTATCCAATACTGGTGCCATGGCGCGGCCACGCTGCGCATTCCAGGAACCACTATCAGCTTCGGCGTGTAGCCCCGCGCAAACATCTCTAGGATTAGCTGCCGGTGCCGCAGGCGCACATAGGTCAGCCGCGTGTAGAAGAACTTGACGTGGCCCGTGCCGAGCGTATAGGCATCGGGCACGTTAGTCCAGCTTTCCAGCTTGTCGTGGTGTGCCTGCGCCAGAGCGTACACCCTTGGCAGTTCGCGATACTCTGCGACTAAGTGCTTCGGGTGCAGTTCTGTGACTGGCACACAGTTGATGCGGGTCATGCCGTCTGCCCCCGCAATTTAGCGCGCAAAGACATCTTGGCGACAAGGGGCTTGTCCGCCGCGAGATTGTTGCACCGCTGATGCGCAAGAGCGTAATTCGACATGGAATTGCGCCCACCGTCCGCTTTCGGGATAAGGTGCTCAACTGTGCAATCATCACCCATCGGCGTTCCGCAAAACCAGCAGTCGCCACCATCGCGGGCAAGTAGCCTAGCGCGTATTTTTGCGCCCTTGGTGAGCGACTGAGATTGAATGATGAGAACATCGCTTTTGCGTGGCGACGCAATGCTGGGCAGTTCGGCCATTGGTGCGCCCGCCAGAAAAGCGCGATAGTGCCCCTTGCTGCCCATCGTCCAAGTTAGCAGGCCGTTTTCCTTGGCATACACAATGTGCACGGATGCCTTGTCCGTGCCGCGCCAGTAAGCGCGATACCTGACGACTTCGTAAGGGTTGCTGGGTTTACCAATTTCGCCGCCGCTTTGGGCAACGTAGGCAAGGAAGCCTTGCACATCGAAATTGGCGCGGCGCATCGGAATGTTGGTCATGCCTTATACTCCAAGGCCGTCTGCCGTGCGATTGCGTCTGCCAGTAAGCGGGCGGTTTGCTTTGTGCGGGTCATAGTGACCTCATCACAAGTTGCACTTCGTCAAGACCATCAACCTTAGCTATTGGAAGCTTGTTGTCGAAGTAGTGTAGTGCGTAGCTATTGGCTCCGACGATCTGGCCATCACAGTCAACTGTAACAGTGCAGTAACCAGAATAATGGCAGCAGCCTTGCACCTTGTCGTAATGTGAGATGATAACGTGAACGTGGCCGTTTCTTGCACCGAACCCGCCGCGCACAGGATAGACGTTGCCCACCATATCAGGGCCGCATGTAGAAAACGGGACGCTAGTTTGAATGTCAATTTTCATGTCAAAACCTTTCCAATAACCGCGCCAATCGCGGGGATAAACATGAAGCCGAACACCGCTGCAACCAGCGCAAAGACGAGGCGGGCGGTTTGCTTTGTGCGGGTCATGCGCCCTCCATCAGTTTTACCATGCGCGCCAGCCATCCGTCGTCGGCGGCTTCCAGCTTTTCAAAGTACCACCCACCCTGCACATTTCGACCACGCTTATTGACACGCAGGAAGTAACCGCGATACGGACTGGGGTCCATGCCCTCTAGCGTGCATCCCAGTCCGTACTTCATGGGGTATATTGACGTGACGCGGTAGTGTGAGCCGGTGCGTGGACGTTGCCAAGGGCGACCAGGTCTGTCGTGGCCACCGTCCTTAATGGCCACGACAACATCACCCACCGCGATAGGCTTCACCGGCCCTCGCCGAGCAAATCTTTGAGAAGCCTTGCGATTGAATCCTCGTCAGCGCCCAGAGCGTTCAGCTTGGCTTCGATGCGCTGTCGCGCCCGCCCGATCATCGCGTCCCGCTCGGCTTCTGGCAGAGCTTCTGCGTGTTCGGAGATGGCTTGGGCGCTGGCCTCGCAAAGCGCGATCTCCAACACTTCGAATTGCGCCACTAGCGCCCGCGTCAATTCCAGTGCCGCAAGGATGGCGGCGGGCTTATGGCGTGCCAGCGCAGCGCCCTCAGCCATGTAGGACGTCACAGCGGCGAACGTGCCGAGTACACCCGTGGCAAGGTGCCCGCCTAGCGCAAGCTGCTCCTGGACGTTTGTAACGTCCTCAAATCCGGGTACGTCGCACAAGCTGGTGGCGGCGCTTTGCTTGCGCTGCTCAAAGGGTGCGAGTTTATATTCGACGACGCCGAGAAAGTCAAGGGCTTTGCTGTTGAGTTCGGTGTTCATAGTCATTCTCCTTATTTGGGTCCGGCCGAGCCGATTTGCTTGGCCTTGGTTCTTGCGATATCACGCGCTTCGTGGCGCGTGGCGGTAGTGGGGAAGGCAATCGGCTCCTCGCCTATGAGGACAACCGGAAGCCACCCGTCTTTAACCCGCCGCGCCTTCCACGAGACGCGGCGGTGTTTCTTTATTCTGGTCACAGCTCCTCCAGTTCTGCGATAGGCTCGCCGGTTGCCCGGATAGACGCTGCGTTGATCTGGCTCTCTGCAAAGCTAACCGTTTCTTGCAGTGAGCCGGTGCCGTGGCCGGTGAAGCCAGCTTGCAGACCGTCGATGCAAAGGGCGTCGTCGGGCAAGTTGAGTACGTCCTGTTCTTGCATGGGCACGACGCGCCCGTATGCGCGGCTCTGCAAAGCCCTTGGCGTGCGCTCCCACGCGCCGAACACTAGGCGGCGGAACATGGCAGGGTGGCCAAGGCCGAACGCAACCGCCGACAAGTCCAGCGGGTCGCCCGCGCTCTTGATGGTCCACGCTATGCTGGCACGGCTCCGGTTGTCAGTCGCGATAACCGCGCAGCCAATCAGCTCTACCCGCACGCCACGGTTTTCGAGCCGATCTACTATGCTCACCATGGCGGCGGCAAAGTTGGCCATGCGCTGAGCCGACGTACCGGACGAGCAGCATACGTTGACGCAGATGGTCATTGTCTGGCGTGGCTTGTGCGCATTGCCACGGCGCACCATATTAAAGGGGTCGCCAGAGACCGCCCGTGCGACGTCTGGGTAGTCGCCGCCGAGGCTATAGGTGCGCTCCGCCCGCTGGCCAGTGGGCAGGCTGCTGATGAGCGCGCTTACTTTGCCAACGCCATCTTCCCACCCGCTGCGCGCAAGTTCCACCGCGCCGTCGTAACCGGCCGACAAATCCCAGCTATGTTCGCGCTCGGCGACGCTGGACTTAGTCGTCCATTCGCGCGGCGTGTTTGCGCTCCACTGCGCCATCTCCAGCAGACTGTCAAACTGGAAGATGGTGCGCTCAGGTTTGATTTGCTTAAGCATGATAGGTCTCCCCTAAGCGGCTGGCGACGCGGGCGCGGTTAGTGGCGTCAAGCCCCTTCCAGATGCACGCCTCTTCAACCTTGGCCTTGTCCATGCCAGCGGCGAGCAGCTTGGCACCTGTTATGCTGGCACGCGGCGACACGATGTGACGCACCTTTTCAACCGTTATGGCGTGGCGTACGGCTTGCACCCGCTTGCACCATTCTACGTCACCGGCCAGCTTCTGCTCCAGCGCCTCGTCGTAGTCCACTTCAAACACAGTGAACCGGTCCAGCGTAGCAGCGTCCAGCTGATTGCGGCCGACGTACTGCCTGTCAGCGCCGCGACCAAAGGTGTTGCCCGCTGCAATAGCGAAGAAGTCCTTGTGTCGCTTCACCAGACCGTCTGGGAACGGGCAAGTGGCGTTGGCAAGCGCCGCGTTGAAGGCGGTCATTGCGTCGGCGTCGCTGGCGTCCACCTCGTCAAACAGGAACCCGCCGCCATGCTCATAGGCTTCGCGGAACTGCGTCCGTACGACCTTGCCATGAGCGTCAATGAACCCGAGCAGCTTAAATTCGCTGGTGACGCGGGCTTCCATGTAGAACGGGCGCTGCAAGATAGTGCAGATTTGCTCGGCCAGCGTGGTCTTGCCGGAACCGGCTGGTCCGACAATCATGGGCGACGCGCCTGCCACTACGGCCAGCAATACGTCTTCCAGCATATTATGCGCCAAGTCCACCTTAACGGCTGGCAGTTTGCCAACCTTGATCTCGGTCACGCGGCTGAGCATCTTCAGGTTGTCTTGCACCAGTTCGGGCACAAGCGCCGCCATGCGCTGCGCCATAAGGTCAATCACCTTGGTGACGGCGTCGTCGCTGGCGGATACGGCGTCCGCAGGCTTGGTCGCCACGGCGGCGCTAGGGCAGTCGATGTGCCGCACCTGGAAGGTGCCGAGGACTTGCTCCAGTACTCCGGCTTCGGGTTCAACGCGCGCGCCACACTTATGGCAACGCGCAGCATACTTGTTCGTCTTCACAATTCGATACTCCTATTTCAGGCTTTGCGGATATATTCGGCAGTAGACAGGAGCCATGACCAGTCAATGCCCTTGGCAGTGTATTCGGGGAAGTTGGCACCTAGCCAGTCTTCGGCTTCGCGGGTGGTGATGTGCAGTTGCGCCGCCCGTACCATAGCGCCACGCCAGCCGCGATGACGGGCATATTTACCCGCGTCGGTCAGGGTGTAGCTGACTAGGCGGCCGACAGGGTGGCGCTTGCGGGTGCGGGTGGCCTGCCTAGTAAAGGCGTCGCGGATAGGTGGTGGTGGCAGTCCTTGCGACTGGTGTTCGGCAGGGGCGCGGCGCGCAACCGGCACCCGTGGCATAAGGCGCTCCAGCAAGCTGGCCACGACTTCGCGGGGTATGCCTTGCGCTTGCGCGGTCATGCGCTTGGCAAAGTCTTTTGCGATTTCCATATTCACCTCCATTGGCGTTAAGCCTGCCACCTTATAGCGGCAAACTACATGAGCGACCACTAGCGCGCTACCCGCCGCCTTTCGCGCACTATGCGCGCCGCTTGGCGATTGCGTATATTAGTCAGCCGTTGCTGTTCCTGCCACGCCACGACGTGCGCGGCGGGCACCCCGTGGAAGTACACAAGCTCGGCCAGCGGCGCGTCTAGCATGGTAACACACTAGGGCGCGGACGCGGGTGTACTTCGCGCCCATGGCGATTGTAGATCGGCCCTACGTAGGGCGTCGGGTGTGGCTTGTGTTGCTGGTTCATGCTTGTGCTTCCTTTGCGGCGAGATCAGCCCGTACCATTGCCAGCACGCGGCCAGCCAGCCAGCTATAGCTGCGAGTCTGCCATACGCGCCCCATAAGGCGTCCGTTCGTGTCGTACACACGCCACGCTGGTCCGGTGTCGTAAACGCGGCGGCGCTGCAAGGTGGCCACGGGCGCGGTGCCGCTGTAGATCGTGGCGTATTGCGTGGCGTCGTTAACTGTTTCCAGTGTCAGTTCCATTAACCATCTCCTGTCTGTGGCTTTGCCCTTGTGGCTTGCCATCCTAAAGCTGGACGCACCTATTACAGCACGTCCAGCGTTAAGGGGCGAGTCACTTAATCGGTAAACGCAATGAACCCGCCATTGCTACGGGCGCTCCAGCTGAAATCCAGTTTCTTGCCGCGAAACGTGTTGGATTTGTCGCACGCGGCCTGCGCGGCGGCGGTGGACTTGTGCGCTAGAATGGTGGTCACCATAAACAAACGCCAGCTATCCGGGCGCATGGCTGGCATATCGGCCAGCTTGGCCAGCGCCTTGTAAGGGCGATCGGCACCCTTGGCAGGCTTTGCAGCCTTTGCAGCCTTGGCAGGCTTTGCAGCGGGCGCGGTTGCCTTTGCAGCGGGTGCGCTTTTGGCCTTGCCGTCGGCAACCGCCTTGCTGGCATGGGGCGCGTCGCGTCCGGTTACACCCGTGGCCAGCTTGGCAGGGTTTTCGGCCAGTTTCTTGTGCAAGGCCACGCAAGCGGCAAAGCTAGCGCCAACCTTTGCGGCGGCGCGCATTTCGCCCTTCCACATAGCGGTTGGGAACGACATGCTATCGCCGCCCGCGCTGCTAACGTGGTGGCCAGTGCCGTTGCTGGTGCCCATGCTGGTGGTGATAATATCGGCCTGCGCGGCGGTTAGCTTGGCGGGTGCCTTGGCCTTTGCGGTTGCCTTGGCAGGCGTTGCAGCCTTGGCCTTGCTGGTGGTGCGCTTTGCGGGTGCCTTTGCGGCGATTGCGATCTTGGGCATGTATATTCTCCATTTTATTGCGGCGGTCTTGCCGCCAGCCACGTCCAGCGGGTGCTAGGCATGGGTGGCGACCGCGCCCCTAGCAATGGGGGCGCGGCGCTGGTGTTACCCTTGGAAATCTAGCAGCTTGTACGCTGCACGGTTTAGGGCGTGGAAATCGGCCATAATGGCGGGCGGCGGCGGCGGCGATTGCACGGTGCCGCTATTGCAAAGCCATCCAAGGCCGATTGCCACGGCTTCCTGATCGCCTTCGCTGGCGTTGTTCCAATAGGCGGTTGCCCGTGCCACGTGCATAGGGTGGCTACCCCTAAGGGCCACGGCCAGCCACGCGCCAGTCGCGGTGCAACATACGCCAGTTGCGTTCGTGGCCAGTTCGTTGAAAAGTGCATTTGCCATGTTAAATCTCCACTTTGCATAATTGCCAGCCGCACCCGTTGCTAGGTGCGCTTGGCAACCGCGCCCCATTGCTAGGGCGCAAGCTGCTAATTCCCCAATTTCGGTGCCTTGCCCCTGCGCGTGCTATAACGCTGACCGGCCCCCTTATATGGGCGCTGGCATGTTGCCAGCTAGGCGCGCGATTGCTTGCGGTGCGCCTTGTTACACCCGTGGCAATGGTAGCGGTCCGTCGCGCTATGCCATGGGGTATTTGTTGCAGGCCAGCCTTGCCGCCTTATGCCTGCCACCCGCGTAACCGGGAATTCCACACCGCCTTTGCAATCTGCCGCCTGCCACCATGGCACCGGCCCCGCCTACATATAAGCAAGACGCGTGCCAAACTAGAAAACCGCGCAAATCCAGTCACTTGCCAAGACGCGCCAAGGCACCCCGCCGCAAAGGTGTAAAGGAACCTTACAGTGCGCAAACATGAAATCACCTAAGTGACGCAAAACACGTGACTTTCCACTGTAAAAAATACCGGCACCCCATTATGGAAAACCTTACATGACGCCTGCGTCGTTTTAAGCGATTCTGGTGCGACGCGGCGCGCAGCCATACTAGCATGACCGGACGCGCCGCCTTTCGGTTTTCGCACTTTGGCACAGGACTTGCACTACGCAAGACTCATGCCAACTTGGCCGCTTCGGCAGGCGTGGCCTTGCGTACGGTTACGGCCACGGTTCCGTTATCCGTATCTACAAGGCACGTCCACTGGCCACGGCTGCTAAGTATGGTGGTTAGGCTTTGCACGCTAGGGCCGCGTGGCGCACCCAACTTGGCCAGCGCCGCCGCTAGGGTGGCGTGCGCCGCCTTGGCACCCATGGCGTACGCAATGGGGCCGGGCGCTTGTTCCACCGCAAAGGTGATTGCTGGTGGCCTACCCGCTTTGCCGGTTGCCCGCTTGGCTTGCCCTGCGGCCACGGCTGCGCGGCTGGCCATATCGGCCTGCAAGGCGGCGTCTAGGGTGGCCGCAAGCGCCGCGTTTGCAGGGGTGCCAGTTGCCCGCAAGGCGGCGCTTGCTTGCATAACAGATAAGGCAAATGAACTCTTAAGCATAAGTGTTATCCTTCTAAGTGTTTGATAGGGCTTCCTATAACAGATACACAGTTGCAGCGCACCCTATACCCCCTAACCAAAACTGTATAACATCGTTAATATCAATTAACTATATCTCTTTGTTATTATTAAACACTTTTTAATTCCCCCTTAAGGTATAGCTAATATGTGTTATGTGTTATTTAGATTGCGCTTTTGCCTTGTTTTTCAGTGTCTTAGCGGCTGAGTGCCGCGTACAGATGGGATGTGGGCCGCACGGATATCTGTGTTTATCGCGTGTTTTCAGCAGCTTGGGTGGTTAATTCTGTGCGGCCAAACACGGCGCTAGTCAAAGCCTTAACAAACAGGGTAAATGCAGCGCAATCCTATTAGGACCTGAGCCGCGACGCCATTGAGTGGATCATGCCCTAGCGCCAGAGCAGCGACGCTGCGACGACGCACGGATCGGGGTCGCTAAGTGACTGAGTCGTGGTTAACTCGGCACCTTGGTTGACTGGCGTCGGGCGTATGATGAAGACTCAGGCGTCGGGGAGGCGGAGTCGGTTAAGGGATATGGTTAACGGAGTGGCGACGCGACGTCGTGACTTCGGTGCTGAGGCGGCAGGGGTGCGGGGGTAGGTTGGGCGGCGGGCGGTTGCGGCTTTGATGAAGGTACCCCGGAGCCGGAGCCGCTCGAATGTTTCGTCATTGAAGAGTATCAGCAGGAGAAGTAGTATGACGCCTTGGACTTGGACTGATCGCATTCGCAGCCTCTTTGAAGCGCACAAGACTGAGATGCTTATCGTCTCAATCGGCAGCTTCCTGCTGGGCGCGGTAATCTTCTAGTGGCCCGCCCCAAGCGCAAATACTCAGACCCCAAGCGCCAGAAGCTGCACGAGGCCGCTCTGGCCCGCCGCCGCGCAGCCCACGCAGAGCGGCGCACGCTGGAAATGGCCAGCCAAGCCGCTGAGGGGCAGGCAGACTTTGCTGAACTGGTGCAGGTGGAGAAAGACCGCATTGCCAAGACCAGCCAGTCAGTAGTTGACGGGCGCAAGGGCGGCGCACTATCCCCTAAGGTGACCACGCAGGCGCGGGACAATCTCGCAGCTGCGTTTGACCTTATGGGCGGCGTGCCTGCGCTGGTAGTATGGGGCCGCTCCAACCCGACGGACTTTTACCGCCTCTGGTCACGCCTCATCCCTCGGGAAGCCGCAGAAACCAGCACAGCCCTCCCATTGGAAGACTTGCTGGCCAAACTCGCCAGCCGCGAGCAGCAGTCAGTGGGCCAAGCAGCCTACGAAATTGGGCAAGAACTTCTCGACCAAGGCAAGGCCTCCGCCGATGCTGAGGACGCCGAGCAAGCAAAGAGGATTTTGAACTGATGAACTTCCTGAACATGATCAAAGCTGGCATGAACCCGAACAGCATGGGCGGCAGTATTCTCACTGGCATGGGCGCAACCGGCGTGGGCGGGATGCCCGGACAGGACATGATGGGCAATCGCAAGCCCCAGCCGCAGGGCATGGGCCAGATGAGCGCCGCAGACATGGAAATCATGCAGCGTCAGCAGGGTGGAAGTCCCCACGGCGGCGGGCAGATGCCAGCATACACTCCGCCCGCAGCTCCCGACATGACACAGGCCGGAATGGCCGGTGGCCAGCCCGGAGGCCCGCATGAAATGAAAAAGGGCGGGCTGCTGGACTTCATCAAGATGATGGCAGGAGGCGGATAATGAAGAACTATATGAACGTCAGCGCACCGGCAAAGGCCAGCAGCCTTATGGAGCAGGATCGCGCCAAGAAGAAGCCCACCGTAAGCAGCAGCGACCAGCTCGCCCAGATGCAGCGGCAAGCGGCCAAGGCCACCACCCCAGAGCAGGAGAAGGCTGCGCGTGACGCAGGCTTCAAATCGCACAACGAGATGAGCGTGTATCTCGAGCAGAAGAAGCGGCGGGTGGGCGGCAGCGTGTCCGGCGGCAAGAACAAGGCCAAGCCCGCCGCCCCCACCAGCACCACAGGCAACACAGGCACCGGACTGATGGGCTACGTGGCACGCGCCTTCAAGGGCGCAACCGATGACTGAGGCTGAGCAGCTTGCTCTTCTTGGTGATCTCAAGGCCGACTTGCTTCGGTACGCTCCGGCGTGCCTGAAGATTAAGACGAAGACTGGACAACTTCTGCCCCTCGTTCTCAACAAGGCGCAGCGGTTTGTCCATGAAAAGCTGGAGGCCCAGCTTCGTGACACGGGCAAGGTGCGCGCACTTATCCTCAAGGCGCGGCAGCAGGGCTTCAGCACCTACGTTGGTGCGCGCTTTTATCACAGGGCCAGCTTGAGTCACGGGGTCAGCGTGTTTATCCTCACGCACGAGCAGGCGGCTACGGACAACCTGTTCAACATGGTGGCCCGCTACCACGAGAACAGCTTTCTCAAGCCGCATACCGGCGCGGCCAACGCCAAAGAGCTCATGTTCGACAAGCTCGACAGCGGATACAGCGTGGCCACCGCCGGACAGAAGGCTGTGGGTCGCAGTAAGACAGTGCAGCTCTTCCACGGCTCCGAAGTCGCCTTCTGGCCAAACGCCGGTGACCACTTTGCCGGTGTGGGTCAGGCCATCCCAGAACTTCCGGGAACCGAGATCATCCTGGAGTCCACCGCCAACGGCATCACCGGCGAGTTCTATGAGCGCTGGCAGCAGGCCGAAGCAGGCGTGGGCGACTACATTCCCATATTCTCCCCGTGGTTCTGGGAGCCGGGATACGCCCGCAAGGTTCCAGAGGGCTTCCGCATCAAGACCGAGAAGGAACTTGGTGAGGATATCAGCGAAGCCGACTACATGGACCTGCACGAGCTTACCATCGAGCAAATGGTATGGCGCAGGGCCAAAATCGCCGAGCTGAAAGACCCCATGCTCTTCATGCAGGAGTATCCGGCCACTTCGGACGAGGCGTTCCAGTCCACCGGTCACGACAGCTTCATCAAGAGCGGCCTGCTTCTCAAGGCACGCAAGTTCAAAATTGAAGACCCTATCGGCCCGCTGGTCATCGGCGTCGACCCCAGCCGCTTCGGCGACGATCTCTTCGCTATTGTGTGGCGGCGCGGGCGCAAAATCCTCAAGAAAGAGACCATCCAGAAGATCGATGTGGTGTCAGGCGCTAACCGCGTCAAGCAAATCATTGACGCAGACAATCCGGTGCGCGTTTTCATCGATGCGGGCGGCGTAGGCGGCGGCGTGTATGACTTGGTCAAGTCTTACGGCGAGAAATACGACAAATGCACCCGCGCAGTCAACTTTGGCGGGGAGCCGCAGGAGCCGGTCATCATTCTGGACGACGGTAGCCGGTCTCCCGGACCCAAGAACCGCCGCGCCGAAATGTGGATGCGCTCCAAGGAGTGGCTTGAGGACTCCATCGGTGTGGACATCCCCGATGAGAGCATCTTCCAGAGCGACGCGGTCGGCCCCAGCTACAAGTACGACTCCAATCAACGCCTTCAGCTTGAAAGCAAGGAGCAGATGCGTAAGCGCGGCGTCCGCAGCCCCGACATCTGGGATGCGGTGGCCCTTACCTTCGCCGAGCCTGTTTACGAGAAGAAGGTGGAGTTTGCGCAGCCCAAGGTCAGCACGGTTCGAGTGCCAACAGGATGGATGGGGATATGAAGACGTACCAAGAACGCCGCATGGAGAAGCTTGAGGGCAAGCTCAAGGGCCGCACCAAGCGGGACGGCACGCCGCTTCCCGGATACGAGCAAAACGTCGCCGCTATCAAGGCCGAGATTGAAACACTGCTGAATATGGAGAGCAATCGTGGCTGACCCTATCATCATCGATGAAATGGACAACGTAACCGCCGACGACTACGGCGTGGACAAAGACAAGTACGTGCCCAAGGGCTACGAGACGATCGAGAAGTTTCTTGAACACGCGACCAAGACCTACGAGTCCGACGTTCAGTACGATAAAGAGAACCGCCAGTGGGCGCTGGAAGATCTGGAGTTCACGGCGGGTGACCAGTGGGACCCAACCGTCAAGAAAGAGCGTGAAGACGCCTTCCGGCCCTGCCTTACGATCAATGTGCTTCCGCAATTCGTGGGGCAGGTTATTGGCGACCGGCGCATCAACAAGACGACCATCAAGGTGCGGCCACTGAACGACGGTACGGCCAAAGAAGCGGAAGTGCGCAGCGGCCTGATCAAGAGCATTGAGTCGTACTCACGCGCAGAGCGCGCTTACGACGCTGCTTGCGAAGATCAGGTGATTTGTGGCATCGGCGCGCTTCGGGTCGACCTTGAGTATGCGGGCAACGACGTGTTTGATCAGGATATCATGATCCGGCACGTCCCCAACCCGCTGGCCGTGGTGTGGGATCGCATGAGCGTTGACCCAACAGGCCGCGATGCCCGCCACTGCTTCGTGACGGACCGCATACCGAAGGATGTCTACGATAAGAAGTATCCCGACTACCCGTGCCCCACCGGCTTCACCGACGATGCGAACACCAACCGCACCGGATGGTGGGATACGAACTCGGTTCGCCTGACGGAGTTCTGGGAACTCATCGAAAAGCCCGCCAAGTTCGCCATGATGGCAGACGGCGATGTCAAAGACGTTACGCAGCTTGAGCGGGCGGATTACGAAGACCAGCTTTGGAAGCACCCCGCCACCGGCGAGACCAAGGAGCGGGACAGCTTCCGCACCTATGCGCGGATGCACATTGTCACCGGCTTTGCCGTGCTGGGCGAGGCCTACGAAATCCCGCTTCAGCGCCTGCCCATTGTACGGGTAGAGGGCCGCGTGGTTCGTGTAGGTGACGACCGCGTGCGCTTTGGCCTTGTGCGCTTTGCCAAGGACAGCCAGCGCCTGAAGAACTACTGGCGCAGCGTTTCGGCTGAAGTGCTGGCGCTGGCCCCCAAGGCGCAGTGGACCGGCCCTGCCGACGCTTTTGAAGGTCGTGAGGAGCAGTGGAACCGCAGCCACCTAACCGGCCAAGGCCCGTTGGTCTACAACAAGAACGCCAGCGGCGAGCCGCGCCGCGTTGACCCGCCTTCTGTACCTGCCGCCCTTCTGCAAGAAGCGCAGATGAACCAGCAGGACATCAAGGACACCACCGGCCTGCACGACGCAAGCCTTGGGATGCGCAGCAACGAAGTCAGCGGCGTGGCCATCAACGCCCGCAAGAAAGAAGGCGACGTTGCGACCATTATCTACCACGACAACTTGAACAACGCCATTCAGGAAGTCGGCGATGTCGTCAACCAGCTCATCCCGCTGGCCTACGACGCCACCCGCACTATTCGGGTAATCGGCGATGACGATAAGCACAAGCTCATGGTCATCAACGACCCAGACGACGAGGATAGCCCAGACATCACGTCCAGCAAGTATGACGTCGTTCTGGAAACTGGCCCGTCGTTCACCACCCAGCGCCAAGAAGCGATGGAGGGCATGATGACCATCATCCAGACAGCGCCTGAAATGATGGGCGTCTTCGGAGACTTGGTCGCCAAGAACATGGACTGGCCCGGAGCCTACGATATCGCCGAGCGGATCAAGAACTTCATGATCAAGAACGGCACGCTTGAAGAAGAGCAGGAAGAAGGCCCGAACGGCGAGCCAGCGCCGCCCACCGAGCAGCAGATGCAGCAGATGCAGCAGATGCAGCAACAGCAGCAGATGCAAGAGGCCATGATGGCCATTGAAATGCGCAAGGAAGAGGCCGCAGCGGCCAAGGCCGAGGCCGACGCCGAGAAGGCCGCAGCCGAAGCAGCCATAGCGGGCGAGGAGGCCAAGGCGGCGGGGTTCTTGACCCAAACCGCCGAATATAACAGCGCAATCGCCGAGGAAAAAGCCCTGCAAGCCCTCGCAGATCGCATGAAGGCAGAGGCACAAGCCGACGAGGCCGCGTACATGGCCGAGCAGGCGCCGGTGCTGACGCAGCAAAAAATTCGCTTGGCAGAACGCTCCGCTTCTGCTAAGGCGCAACCCACCAACAATCGCGGAGCAGGTTCTCGCCCCTCAGGCGACCGCCGTAAGGCGCAACCCAAAGGAAAATCCAATGCCCCTTCGTAATCTGATGATTTCCACCGCGATGACTCCAATTGAAGCCCGCATGGGCCGCTTCATGCGCGCCCCTGACCACGACGCCAGTGCCCCGACGATGATTGAAATCGACGAGACGCCCACAAACGCCCCCGCCGTGCCGGTTGCCCCAGTGGGTAAGACCACGGACGACCTGTACGACGATGAGTACGGCGGCAGCACGGTCGTTGAAGAAGCCAAGCCTGATAAGGGCGAGGGGCTGGAGCTTGAAGAGCCCGCCGAGCCTGAAAAGCCCGCCGAGCCTGAAAAGCCCGCCGAGCCTGAAAAGCCCGAGAACACGGTGCAGAAGCGCATCGACGATATGACCGCGGAATTGCGCGAGACGCAACGGCAACTTGCCGAAGAGCGCCGCCTCCGCGAAGAAGGTTCCAAGCCCAAGGGCACGGAAACACCCGAAGGGGACGGTGCGCCGAACCCCGAGGACTACGACTTCGGCAAAGCGGACGATAAGTTCATTGCCGACTGGGCTCGCTGGAATCCTGATCAGCGGTTCAACGAACGCACCGAGCAGGCGCGTGTTGAGCAGCAGATCGAAGCGATCGAGACGAGCTGGAAAGGAGCGATTGAAACCCCCGAGCGGGTAGAGGCGTTCCCAGACTTCGACGAGAAGGTCACCAAGGGTGCCGATCGTCAAGACTGGGCGTGTTCTTTGCCGATGGCGGTTTTGATCAAGCGGTCGGACGTTGGGCCGGAGGTCGCTTACGAGCTTGCCTCCAACCCGCAAGAGTCCCGCCGCATCGCTGATCTCCCGTTTGAGGAGCAGCTTCTGGAGTTCGGCCGACTTGAAGGCCGCGCCTCAGCACTTAAGGGCACCGCGCCAGCCGCGCCGTCCCCCGCTCCCTAGAAGGTGCCTTCGTCCGCACCGCCCCCGCCAGAAAACCGCAGTCGCGGCAGCGGTGGGAAATTCGCAGCCCCAGCTGATGCACTCTACGACCGGATGCTCAGCGAACTGAATTAACTCGCAACAAGGAATTTGCGATCATGGCAAACCAAGTAACTCAGCTTGCTCTCATCACCGCAGCGATCTGCGCACGTATGGAAAATACGCTGCTCGCATCGAAGATGGTGACGTGGAACAAGAACGATAAGAAGATCAACCCGCTCAACGGCTTCAAGTACATCGAGCATGTGCCGCCGCGCTACAACCGCCGCCGCTGGACTGGTGCCGTCGCCGATCTTTCGGCTGGCAAGCAGGACACCGTCTTCGGTTCGGAAGTGTTCAGCCTCAATCAGGGCGACACGCTTGACTTCTTCTACGGCGACTTCGAAAACATCAAGGACTTCGACGCCGCCAAGAAGAACGCCCGCATCAAGTCGATCGGCGAAGACGAGGGCCACCTTGTCGATGCGGACGTCCTGAACACCGTCGCACTTTGCGGCGCGAACTGGATCGGCACTCCCGGCACCGCTATCAGCGATGTCGACCCGCTGATGGAAGGCTACGCGCGCCTGAAGGAAGAAGGCGTTAGCGATAACGAAATCTTCTGCGTTCTGCCTTACACCGACATGCCCGGACTGGCCAAGTACCTGATGGAGCTTCCGGCTCCTGACGCGCTTGCAACGGCGGTGGTCACCAAGCTCAGCTTCAAGCAGCTTGCGGGCTTGCCGGTTATGTTCACGCAGCAGCTTCCGACCCTCACCACTGGCTCGCGCACCGTTACGGGCGCTGTCAATGGCGCGGCGCAGGGCAGCAACTACCGCGACGTATGCGTTTCCAGCACCACCAACGGTAACTTCCTGACCCAGACCTTGGCGATCGACGGGCTGGGCGCGAACGCCACCATCAAGGACGGTGAAATCTTCACCATCGCTGGTGTCAACGACTACGACAACCGGAAGCAGGCCAGCAAGGGTCGTCTGCGTCAGTTCCGTGTTGTCGGTGATGCCACGGCGACGGCGGGTGGGGCGGCAACCGTCCGCATCTTCCCCGCTCTCATCGCACCGGCTGGCGGCGGCATTGGTAACAACGGGGTGAACACCGCCCACGCCACTGTCACGGCAATCCCGGCCGATAACGCGGTCATCACGTTCATGGGTGCCGCAAGCACCGAGTTCCTCACGCGGGCGCTGATCAAGAAGTCGGCCTGCCGTGTTGAAACTGCCATGCTGGAAGACCTGCCTTCGGGCGAAAACGCCAGCGTGTCCATGAAGAACATTCCGCTGTCGCTTCGTTCGTACAAGTATGCGAACGGCGACACCGGCGTCTCCGCGGTCCGCTTCGATATCCCGTGGCAGACCAACGTGAACCCGTTCGGCCGGTACGAAATCGTTCGTATCAACGGCTAAGGTGTTCGTCGGGGAGGGGCTGGGCTAACGCTCAGCCCCAAACCCACAAGGAGAATTGATCATGGCCATTGCCACACTCGACTTTGCAATTCGCCCAGAGGACGGGTGGGTTCTGGTCGCCACAAATCCCACCTACTTCAAGCTGCGTCCCGTGGAGCACCACCCTTACTGGATTGCGGTAACGGCAGCAGGCGTGCCCGCCGCCAGCCTTGAGGGTCTCAAGTATGGGCGCGGCGGTGACGCGGCGCGCGTAGACTTTGACATCGTGGACTTGACGGGTCTCGTCTATGTCCGTGTAAAGGAGCCGCCGAACAGCGCTCCATCTTCGCAAATGCACTTCGGCGTGCTGCGCGACCAAGCCTAACCTGACGAAAGGAACCAACTATGAGCGACGTGATCAAGTGGCCGGGATGGCGCTACCACCCCGAGACCGGCGTGGGCGAAATCTTCCAGAGCGAAGATGAAGTGCCTGAAGGCTGGCTGGAAGAAGTTCCGGACCAGACCGTCAGCAAGGAAGAACAGCCGGAAGACGACCTGACCGAAGCCGACGAAGAGTCCATCAAGGATCTCTTGGACGGTAACACACAGGCCGAGCTCGTGGCCATGCTTGAGCTCATGAACGAAGATCGGGCTGACGACGACCAGATCGAGTTCTTGGCAAGCTGGCCCAAGCGCCCGCTGGCGGTCGCCATTCACGCAGCCGGAGGCGAATAAGCCATGACCACGACCTCGCAGATAATCACGATGGCGTTTCGCGAAACGAACCTTATCGCCGTGGGCACGCAACCCGACGCGGTGAAGGTAGCTGAGGCTCTGCCTCGGCTCAACTCGATTGTCTCGGGGGCGTATGGCTACGAAGTGGGTCAGGAGTTTATCGACTGGCCCGTGGGGCAGGAGGGTGTCAACTTGGAAGAGTCGGCACCCTTCTGGACTCAAGACCTTTGGGCCTTCCCGCCCATCAACATGCGGCTGATCGCGGCCAGCCCCGTTTCGCAAGTCATCTACCTGCCTCCCGGCCCAAGCAACGGGTCGCGCATAGCGCTGATCGATCCGGGCCAGCGGCTTGCCGCAGCGCCCTTAACGCTGGACGGCAACGGACGCACCATTGAAGGCGCAGCCACCCTCACGCTAGACGTGAACGGCACCAGCAAGGTTTGGTTCTACCGCGC